CAAACCGCTTCATTGCCAGCGACAGAAGGCGAATCCTCAGTTCCGGCATCAAGGCGGCACCAGAAGCCATCAAGCAGTTCGAGATTGACGGCGAGCAGTACCAGACAACTGGCGTCCAGGTGCCGGTAAGAAATGGCGTCACGATGATGGATGCCATCAACAGGGACGGCGAGCAGGCAATCATCGAGCAGAAGATTGACGGTGGCATCACCACATACACGGCCAGGATGAAGCCAGGCCCGCGCCCAAAGAAGAAGGACGTTTCGACCAACGTCAAGCAGACCGGGGCACCAGAGGCAAATGAGTCTGATGTGGTGTTCAGCCGCGCACGCCCAACCTTCAGCCGCGCGGCACAGGGTCAAGCCAACGGGGTGACGCAGCAGATTGTTGACCTGGTTACCTCGCGTTGGGCCAACGCGCCAAAGGTGGTTGTGGCGTTCGACATGAATGACCCGGCCATCCCCGAGCGCGTCCGCGCGGAAGACCAGAAGCAACGCAGCGGCGGTGCCACTGGCACGCCGGAGGGCTTCTACTACAAGGGCACCGTGTACCTCATGTCGTCCAAGCTGTCCACGCCAAAGGACGTTGTTCGCGTGCTGTTCCACGAGGCACTGGGGCACTACGGGTTGCGTGGCGTGTTCGGCAAGGAGCTGAAGCCATTGCTCCAGCAGATTGCGACCATGCGCAAGTCACAGATTGCGGCCAAGATGAAGGAGTACGGCTTGCGTGGCGTGTCCAGCATGGACAAGCTGGTGGCAGCCGAGGAAATCCTGGCCGAAATGGCACAGACCTCGCCGCAGATTGGCTTTGTGCGCCGCGCGGTGGCCACCATCAAGGCATGGCTGCGCAAGCATATTCCTGGCTTCGGGAAAATGGCCCTGACTGATGACGAAATCATCACCCAGTTCATCCTGCCCGCTCGCAACTTCGTGGTGAACGGCGGGCCGAATGGCGGGCCTGGTGGTGGGGTGCGGTTCAGCCGCGATGCAGAGCAGGCGGGTGGCAAATACCGCATGGCCGGCTCTTCTGTTGATGGCCGGACTGTCCTTGATGATGTGCCGAATATGTCATCAATCAAGTCGTCGCTCGATGACTACACTGTGCTGCGCGGCATCCGAGAGGTGCCAGTGTCTGACTTCAAGCTGACCGGGAAATCGTACTCAGCCTCGGAGACTCAGCGCATTGAAAAACTGGCCGAAGAAATCAAGCGGTCTGGCGAGATAAAGCCACTCATCGTAGTGGTCGATTCAGATGGGCCATACATCCTTGAGGGTGGGCACAGGGCCGAGGCATTGTTTCTGTTGGGCGCGAAGTCATTCCCCGCTGTTGTAGTGACCGATGATTCCGATGGTTCCATGTTCAGCCGCTCCATTGGCGATGCGCTGACCGATGGCGTGAACAACGTCGGGGCCATGCAGTTGCCTGCCGGGTATGTAGTCAACGACCTGTTCAAGTCGAGCGGCAAGCTGGATTGGTGGCACAAGACCGTGGGCACCCAGTACGACCTGGCGCAGCGCAACCCCGCGTTCAGGCGCGTGTTTGAGTCGGCGCAGGGCTTCATCAACGACGTGTCTTTCTATGCGACTGAGGCAGCCGACGAGGCGAAGCGCATCCTGCCCAAGCTGGAGAGCCTGAAAGACCTCACCAAGACCAGCATCAGCAAGCAAGACAGTGATGCCATTGCAGCGCCCATCTTCGAGGGCACGCTGATATGGGGCCGCAGGGATGACGGCTCGCTGTTCCGCATCGACCAGGCCGACGAGGACACCGAGCCAGGCGTGGTGTTCACAGATGCCGAGTTGCGCGAGCAGTTTGACCTGAGCGACGACCAAATCAGCCTGTACCGCGAGTTCCGCGCTTCGGTGGACAAGAGCCTGTTGAACATGGGTTTGGCCGACCTGGTTCGCTTCGGCGGCAAGGACTTGGAGGCGGTGGCCGACGAGGTGATGGCTGCCGGCAGCTTCCCGGCCGCTCTGGAATTGGCCGGCCGACAGCTCCGCGCGGTGGCTGCCGGCGAGCCGCGCCGTGCGTCCGTGCTGCTGGACACCATCGGGAAAATGGTGTCCAAGGTCAACAAGTACCAGGGCTTGATGGACAAGGGCTATGCGCCGCTCTCCCGCTTCGGCACCTACACCCTGGACGTGTTGGACGAGACTGGGCAGCGGGTGTACTTTGGCCTGTTCGAGAACCAGCGCGAGGCCAACAAGATGGCGCGGCGCATGCAGGCCAACTACCCGGGCGCAACCATTTCTCAGGGCACCGTCAGCCAGGAAGAGTACAAGATGTTCGCGGGCATTTCGCCCGAGACGGTTGAGCTTTTCGGGCAGATGCTGGGCATGGAGAACGAGGGCACCGAGACTGCTGACATTGCTTTCCAGCAGTACCTGAAGCAAGCCAAGGCCAACCGCTCGGCCATGAAGCGACTCATCCACCGCAAGGGCATCGCCGGTTTCAGCGAAGACCCCGGCCGCGTGCTGGCTGGCTTCGTGTACTCCAACGCCCGCCAGACTGCTGGAGCCTTGAACATGGGAGAGCTGACACAGGCTGTGGCAGCCATTCCCAAGGGAATGGGCGAGCTGAAGGACCACGCTGTCAGGCTGGCCGAGTACGTCAAGAACCCGCAGGAAGAGGCGCAGGCGTTCCGTGGGCTGCTGTTCGCTCAGTACATCGGCGGCTCGGTGGCATCGGCCATCGTCAACACGACCCAGCCATTCGCCGTGACGATGCCATGGTTGAGCCAGTTCGGCGGAGCATCCAAGGCAGCCAAGCAGATGACGGCAGCCGCCAAGGACGCCCTGAAGAAGCAAACCGGGGATGCTGCACTTGACGCGGCAATGAAGCGGGCAGAGGAAGAGGGCATTGTCTCGCCTCAAGAGGTGTTCCAGTTGCAGGCGCAGGCCGCTGGCCGGGCTGCACTCCAGTCTGGTGACGGCACGGCGCTCGGAGATGCTTCTGCCAATGCCCAGAACTTGCTGACAAAGTTTGGGCTGGCATGGGGGCGCATGTTCGGTGTGGCCGAGCAGTTCAACCGGCGCACGACCTTCATTGCCGCCTACCGCACGGCGGTCGAGCAGGGCATGCAGAATCCGGCCGCATTCGCGGAGCGGGCCATCAATGAAACCCAGTTCATCTACTCCAAGGCGAACAAGCCACGTTGGGCACGCGGCGCGATTGGCTCTGTCCTGTTCACCTTCAAGCAGTACAGCGTGAGCTATGTCGAGCTGATGCACCGCATGGCAACGCAGGGCGGGCCGGAAGGCAAGAAGGCTGCACTGCTGGGCCTGGCCATCCTGTTCCTGCTGTCTGGTGCCGGTGGCCTGCCGTTCGCGGAAGACATTGACGACTTGATTGATGGTGTCATGCAGCGCATGGGCTACAACTTCAGCTCAAAGCAGGCAAAGCGCGAGTTCTTTGCGAGCGTGCTGGGCGAGGGTGGTGCCGAGTTCATGACGCGCGGCGTGTCCGGCCTGGCCGGCGTGCCAGTTGACGTGTCCGGGCGGTTTGGCATGGGCAACCTGATTCCCGCCACCGGCCTGATGGTCAAGAAGCCAGACCACACCCAAGACCTGAAGGAGATTGCCGGACCCGCTGGCGACCTGGTTGCCAGATTCGCCAGTGCCGGCGAAAAGCTGGTCATGGGCGACATTGGCGGCACGCGCGGCGCACTCGTCACCGCCTCGCCAATCGCCGCTCAGAACCTGGCCAAGTCCATCGAAATGGCCAACACCGGCATGTATATGGACAAGAGGGGCAGGAAGGTGCTGGACGTGGACGGGTTCGACGCGGCAGCCAAGGCAATCGGGTTCCAGCCAAACCAAGTAGCCACCATCCAGGATGCCAGCTTTCAGGCGCAGCGAATGGCCGGCATCAACCGCATGCGCGAGGCTGAAATCTCCGACAAGTGGGCGAAGGGGATTTTCTTGCAAGACCCTGATATGGTTGCTGAAGCCAGGGCCGACCTGGCTCAGTGGAATGCAGACAACCCGGATACCCCAATCAGGGTTGGTATGCCTCAGATTGCCAGAAGGGTGAGAGAAATGCGGTTGACCAAAGCAGAGCGCGTGGCCAAGGCTGCGCCGGTTGAGATTCGCGCCCAGGTGCGCGAAGGGCTGGGCCTGTGAAGGCGAGCGGAGCTTGCGCGCTTTTGGGTGCGGTGGCTGTCGCCGCCTCACTGGGGCCGATTGGCTGGGGAATCCTGGCCATCGGCCTGTGCGTGCTTTGGGTGAAAAACGGGCCATAGCCCCCTGTGGGGTTTGAGTGAAATGATGCGGGCGGGCACAGTCACGCCCCATGTCAGCACCAGTCAAGCGAAACCACAGGATTTACCAAGGGGCCACATTCCGCGATGTGGTCACATGGAAGGTCGGCACGCCCGCGCAGCCGGTTGACCTGACTGGCTGCATGGCGCGCATGCACATCCGGGCGAAGGTGGATTCGCCCTCGTTCCTCCTTGCGCTCACGACTGAGAACGGTGGGTTGACCCTTGGCGGCACCGCTGGGACCATCGCCATGCACCTGACTGCCACACAGACCGCCGCAATCACCTGGGCGAGTGGCGTGTACGACCTTGAAATTCTGTTCCCCAACGGGGATGTTCGCCGCCTGTTCTATGGCTCCGTTGTTGTTTCGCCAGAGGTGACGCGATGACGGACCTGGTGATAGTCACCGAGTCGGAGGTGGTTGAGTCCACCCAGACTGTCACAGAACTTGTTGAGTCTCCGCCGACCGTCTTTGAGTTGGTGGAGGTTGGGACTCAAGGCCCGCCTGGTGTCGGCCCGTCCGCGTACTGGGTGGCTTTGCAGAATGGATTTGTCGGCACCGAGGCTCAGTGGCTTGCCTCGCTGGTCGGGCCGAAGGGCGACACTGGTGACACCGGACCGGTCGGACCAACCGGGCCAACCGGACCAGTTGGCCCAAAAGGCGACACTGGTGACACCGGACCACAAGGACCACAAGGTCCGCAGGGGCCGCAAGGGGCGCAAGGTGAGGTCGGTCCACAGGGTCTGACTGGACCACAAGGCCCGCAGGGCATCAAGGGCGACATGGGTGCAACTGGCACCCAGGGTTTGCAAGGTCCACAAGGTCCACAAGGTCCGAAGGGCGACACGGGTGACGCAGGCCCGCAAGGTCCACAGGGGCCACAGGGCTTACCTGGTGCGACTGGTCAACAGGGGGTAGCCGGGGTTGCCGGACCGCAAGGCCCGCAGGGTCCGAAGGGTGACACCGGAGACACTGGCCCACAAGGTCCGCAGGGTGTCCAAGGACTTCAGGGGCCACAAGGCCTGAAAGGCGACACCGGGGACACAGGCCCGCAGGGTCCGCAAGGCCCGGCCGCACTCGTTGAGGCTGGCCCGGCGATGACATACACGGGCGGGCTGCTGACGCGGGTCGATTACGACAGCGGGAATTACAAGACCTTCACCTACACATCCGGCGTGCTCACGCAGCTCGATTACGTTGTCGGCGCGACCACCACGCGCAAGACGTTCAACTACAACCCGGACGGCACGCTCTCGTCCATCACGCAAACCATCTTCTAAGGAGCCTCGCCATGTCGATGTCGAATACCAGCGAAACCGCATTGCTGAACCTGCTTTTCAGAAACCAGGCCTGGGCCAACATTGGCGATGCGGGAGGCTTGCAGCCATCCGCCGCTGCCGGCAGTTTCTTCGTTGCCTTGCACAGCGCAGACCCCGGCGAAACTGGGAGTCAGACCACAAACGAGATTGCCTACACGGGCTACTCTCGCATCGGAGCGCCGCGCTCGGGCGCATTTTGGGACGTGTCTGGTGCCGTCGTGTCCAACGCCGCGCCAGTTCAGTTTGGCGAATGCACGGCAGGTAGCGCCACCGTTACCCACTTCAGCGTTGGTACCGCAGCATCCGGTGCAGGGTCCATCGTTTACCGTGGCGCACTGGGAGCAAGCCGCTCAATCTCCGCTGGTATCACGCCGCTGTTCAACATCGGTGCCCTGACTGGTACGGTGGACTGATGATTCGCTCGCACGCCGATGTCCTGGCCGCACACGAGGCCGGTCGCTCACACACGCAGCGGTTCATCAAGACCGGGCAGAGTGGCGTTGGTGCCTACGATGGACGGTGGCAGGACTGGGCGTTTCAGGCGGGACAGCCCGCCTACGATGCGCGCATTGGGACGGTCAACAGCTTCACTCCGGTTGTGGCCGTGAGGAATGACGCAATTTACTTCCCCGACATCCCAGTAGGCATGGAGCGCAAGCTCCACAAGCTCACGATGCGCCCGCAGGCGAGTGGCGTTTCTCAGGCGACGATGGAGTTTGTTCTGTACGACCTGGTTGGTTATTACCCGCTGATTGACGGCGACAGCACCGACCCACAGGACATGAGCAACTCGCTCACGCTGCCACGGTACACAGATGGTGAGGGGCTGCGTTTGGTGATGCTCAACCATGTTGCCCCAGCCACGCAAGCTGGGCGCATGCTGCTGGAGTACACGAACAGCGCGAACCAGGACAAGACGCTCGATGTGCTGGTGCCCAACAACTCCATAAACAGTGTCTGTTCCGGCGTGAACACGGTCGGCACCACGTCACTGACAAACCTCAACCTGCCACTCGGCGGCACCGGCATTCGCCGGGTCAACCGCGTGACGTACACAGTCCCTCCTGGTGGGCTGCACTGCCTGTATGTCGTCAAGCTATTGGCGCAGTTCACGCACTACCACGATTTTCTGATGCAGGGCGACCCGTCAGGAGCAAAGGCGGCACTTGAGGTTGACTTTGCGCTCAAGGACGGCTGGCGAATGCCTGTCATCAAGGATGGAGCGCATCTGGCTTTCTTTTTCCGCGTCAACGGTGGTGGTCGAAGCAACACCTTCTTTGGCGATGCAACTTTCATCTGGGGATAACGATGACCATTCAATCGGTTGACCAACTGTATGCAGCTCTGAGCGCAGGGCAAACAGACCGCCAGGACTGGAACAAAATCACAGGAGCGGCCGCGTACACGGCTGGCCGCTGGTATGAAATGTTCTCTCTCGGCGGCTACCCACCGCCCACGACATTCCCCGGCACGGCCCGAACATGGGTGACTTGCAACGACGCGGCCGGCGACGGAACAACCCGGTTCGGCATCCCGCACGGCGGCAACGTGTCTGCACTCATCAAGCACCTTTCCACGATGTCGGCATGGTCTACCGCTGCCACTGGCGTTCCCGCTGTGCTGCAACTGGTGGACATCCAGGGCTACTGGAACGGCATCGACATGAACGTGAACACGGCGCAGACCCTGCTGGGCACGCCATCGCTGCGATATGCAAACGGCGCAGGCCTTCGCCTGGCCTTGGCTGCACGGGCTACAACCGGTGCCACGGCGCACAACATCGCTGTCAGCTACACCAATCAGGCGGGCACCGCAGGGCGAACAATGCCGGTGACGGTATCGGCCACGGCTTCTGCAATTGTTCCGCACATCCTTCATTCCGGTGTCGCAGCCAACAACTATGGTCCATTCCTGCCAATGGCAAGCGGTGACACGGGCATTCAGTCGGTGCAGACCGTCACGCTCTCTGCCGCCTCCGGCACGGCATCCACTGCTGTCCTGATGCTCGTCAGACCGCTGGCAACCATCCCACTGTCCATTGCCGCGTTGATGACCGAGAAAGACTTCTGGAACCAACTACCCAGCGCCCCGCAGATTCGGGATGGCGCATGCCTTGGGTTTCTGTTGGGGGCTGGTGCTGCGGTGGCTGCATCGACCACGTTCAGTGGCGCGACAGAGACTGTGTGGGGTTGATGTGCTGTACCCGAACGGTCAACGAATCCTGACATACCCCGGCAGACACGTCGCCGGGAGTCTGGCCGCGTCTGGTGCTATGGCCTATGGCGGGGTTCAGGGTGCGAGGTTCAATGGCGTTGCCAACTTCGCGCGCACCGCTTCCGTGCCCGAGGGCTACGCGCCAGGTGGCTCCCATGTGCTGCCGCGCAAAGCAGGCGGCATGGTCGGCGCGGGCCACCAGACCCTCACTGGCTCCGGTAGCCTGCTGCAAGGCGGCCTGATGTCTGGTGGCGGGAGCATGGCGCTTTCATCTGCTGACGGGAGCCTGAGCCTCACTGTTGGCATGACGGGGGTGGTAACCCTTACCTGGACGACATCGCCTGGAACGCTGTCTTTGACCATCGGCATGGGTGGCTCTGGCAGCTTCTCCATTGCTGGGGCTGGCGGCTTGTCGATGATTGTCCCGTTCGACGGCTCCGGCAGCTTTTCGCTGGACGGCGCGGCGGACCTCAAGGGCCGCTTGTCTATGGCTGGCGAGTGGACGCCGTACACGGAACTCAGCCCAGAGAACTTGGCCAAGGCTGTCTGGGATGCTGTTGCCGCCCAATACAACGAGCCTGGGACAACTGGCGCAAAGCTGAATACCGCATCAAGTGGAGGTGTTGACCTGTCGGCCCTGGCGCAAGCGGTGTGGCAGCACGCGCAGCGTGAGTTGACCGCCCTGCCACCAGGTGCTGCCACCGAAACAACCGCAGCCAAGGCTTCCGCAAACGCGGCACTGGCCGCTGCATTGAGTGCATGAGGTCGCCATGAACAACCAAAAAATACTTTGCGGTCTGTCCAAAGCCCTGTGGGACTCGGACCTCGTAGCAACCCGAGTCATTCTCTCGCTTGCCGAGTTCTTTTGGGCCGTGATGTTGCTTTGGGCTGGCGATACGTTTGGCCGGCCGACGTACACGGTGATGAGCTACGTCATGTCGGAAGAGGCCTGGGGGCTTGTGCTGCTGATTTCGTCGGTCACTCAAATGACCATCGCCATTGGGGAGTATTTCCACGAGGGGTGGGCAAGGTGCTTTGCCGCGTGGAATGCGGTGCTCTGGGGCTTCCTGTGCATTTCCATGGTGCTATCAGTCAGCCCACCGCCCGCTGCCACTGGCGGTGAGTTTGCCCTTGCGTTCGCGGCGTGTTGGGTGTGGATAAGGCCGTACATCCTGTACGGGTACTACAGAAAGGCGTATGGCGATGAGTGAACCGACGAACACGGAAATCATGAAGGCGATTAAGGACTTGGAGGATAGCGTCAAAGACCTGTCTTCCAAGTTTGGCGACATGCAGGATGCCTTTCTTGACAACGATATAGGCAAGAAGGATTACGACGGTCACCGCCGCGACCACGCCATTCGCCGTGACAACGCAAAGCATTTCGCTCAGTTGAAGCTGGCTGGTGCCATGCGTGTTGTTGGGGCTGCCGCAGTGTTTGCCATTGCCATCTTTGGCACCGGTTTCTCTGCTTACATGCAGAAATTTCTTGGAGCCTGACATGCACATCAAGGACGACTGGAGGCAGATTGTCAGGAAGGCATGGAGCATCCGGTTCATGCTGCTTGCCTTCGCCCTGACGATGGCCGAGGTGATGCTTCCATTCTTCAGTGACGCGGTGCCGCCGCGCGCCTTCGCGCTGCTGTCCGGTCTGGCGGTGGCAGGGGCTTTTGTTGCAAGACTCGTGGCACAAAGGGACGTGACATGAAGCACGCGCGAACCGCCATTGCCGCGCTGTCCGTCTCTGCTGCGGCATTCGTCGCCCTCATTTCGCACGAGGGCTGGACGGAGCGGGCCGTCATCCCAGTGAAGGGTGATGTGCCCACGGTCGGACCCGGCCTCACGAAACGCGCTGACGGCACGCCAGTTCAGATGGGCGACACCATCAAGCCCGTGGAGGGCGTTCAGCGCAGCCTGGCACACCTTCAGCGGAGCGAGACACGCATCAAGCACTGCGTCAGGATGCCGCTTTACCAGGCGGAATATGACCTGTTGCTTGACCACGCCTACCAGTACGGCGAATCCGCGACCTGCAACAGCCCAATGGTGCGCAGCATCAACGCCGGGCGCTACGCCGAGTCATGCGCCGGGTATCTGTCATACCGCTACATGACATCCGGCAAGCCGCTGGGCGATGGGTGGGTGGCATTCCAGTTTGACCCGAGCGGGGCACCGACACGCTGGCGCTTCGACTGTTCAACCCCTGGCAATCGGTCCTGCTACGGGGTGTGGACCCGAAGCCAGGAGCGACACGACAAATGCATGGCTGCGCAATGACACCAATCAAAGGAGAACCCATGGACGACGACGCGATTGAGAGAGAGATTCAAGACAAAGGCCTCACGGCACCGCGAGTGACCCCCAAGGACATTCAGGACAACATTCTGTTCGAGGGCTACCACAGCGCATGGGAGGGGGCGCACTATGCCGATGGCGGCTCGGTGAGTTCCAACATGACACCCGACGAGGCGAACCTGGTTGGCACCTCGCTTTCGCTGGTGACCATCTGCACCATTGTCTTGCGCAACGGCTTCGTGTCGGTCGGCACGTCGGCCTGCGCAAGCCCTGAGAACTTCGATGCCGAGATTGGCCGCAAGATTGCCCGCCAGAAGGCGATGGAGGATGTGTGGAAGGTCATGGGCTACGCCCTTCGCTCAAAGCTGGCTGGGCATTGAACATGCGGCCCGACCAGAATCGTACCGAGGCTGCCAGATGCTTGCGCAAGTCCTGATGCTGTCCGTCGCTGCCGCTGCCGGCGCTGGTGCGGCGTGGACAGTCCAAGGCTGGCGGCACGAGGCAGCCATGGGAAAGATTGTCAGCAGGCACGCCAAGGACTTGGCGAACCTGGTCGAGCGCCAAGACAGCGCGGCCACCGCCTACGAAGTCATCAAGGAGCGTGAACGTGTTGTGTTCCAAACCATCCGCCAAACGGTTGACCGTATTGTCGAGCGCGAGACTTACCGCAACATCTGCTTTGATGATGATGGTGTCGGGGTGCTCAACGCTGCCATCCGAGGTGGCGATGCCACAAGTTCCGGCAGCACTGCGCCAGCCGTGCCCCGAACTGACTGAGCTTTCCACCGGCAGGGCTGACGAGGTGTTGCGCTGGGCGGTTGACACCGTGGGCCTGTACCGCGACTGCCGAGCCAGGCATGGCGCGCTTGTGGACGCATGGCCAAAGTAGCCGACTACTTCAGCCGCGCCGCGATTTCCTGGGCCGACTCCCGGTAGTAGACCCTGGCCAGCAAACTGATGTCCTTGTGGCGGCTGATGCGCGCCAGGGTCATCACGTCCACCTTGCGTGACAGCCAGGTCAATGCACTGCCGCGCGTGTCATGAAATGTGAGGTCGTCAATCAGTAGCTGCCTGGTGAGCTTCGCAAACAGGGTGCTTGCCTCGTTCGGCCCGACCAAAAATGGTGGCCTGGCCAGCAGCCTGGCCGCAATCCTGCCCACGGGCACCTCCACGCGGCCACCTGTCTTTGTCCGACTGAGCACCACCACGCGGCGCTTTGGGTCGAAGCCATCCGGCGCTTCCAGCACCTCTTGCAGCCGCATCCCCGTCCTGAGCGCGATGTGGAAGGCATCAATGACCTCGCCCGTCTTGCCGCCACGGTTCGCCCGCAGAACGCGCTTGATGAGCTGCCACGTCCACCGCTGGTGCCTGGCCTCGTTTTCCTGCGGGAGCTTCACGCCCCTGAACGGGTCGTGGTCCATGATGCGCCATTCGTCACGAGCCGTGCTGAAGATGTGCTTCAAAAGGTTGGATTCGCGCACGACTGTCGAGCCGGTCACCGTCTTGAGCCGCCAGTCGCGCCACGCGGCTATCTCGGGTGCGTCGATGTCGGCCAGGCGCTTGTCACCGAAATGTTCCACCATGACCGCGATGCGTCGGCGCTCCCATGGTGCGCCTCGCTTTTTCTCGCACACCTCACCCGCATACCGGGCGGCGACCTCGCTGAATGGGTGCCAGCCCTTCGACCTCGCCTTGAGGTTCAGCTCTGCCTCGTGCCCCCACGCCTGGGCCTCTCGCTTCGTCTCGCACACCTTGGAAAGACGCTCACCACCAGCAGTCACCTCAACGCGCCATTTGTCGCGGTACTTCCTGACGTACATTGGTGTTCCTGTTGTGCGAGATTGTGTGCGAGCGTTTGTGCGTGGGGCTTATAGTATCCCTTCAGGGAATTTAAGGGAACTTACGGGGGAAGATGTACCCCACAAGTACCGCTTAGGTTGCTGTATGGTGCCGGGGGCCGGACTCGAACCCCATTCACAAATTAGACCGTCGTGCGAGATTCTTGCGACCAGTAGGCCCGAATCGAACTCTCCGCCCACAGCGCGCGGTGCCTGGATGTGCCGCGCAGCCTGGCGGGGAAATCTGGCTTTTTGGTGAGCGTGTCCACCGCGTAGCGCCGCGAAACCATGAACAGCTCGGCAATGTCATCAATGTTGAACAGCCCGAGCGAGCGATGCGGCCGCTGCGGCTGCGGTGCTTGAGCTGCTGCCACGGGCACCGTTGTCGTGTGGACCACTGCGGAGCCGGCATACATCTTGCTCAGTTGCAGCTCTTCCTGCGGTGTCAGGTGCAGCACCACCTCGCCAACCTCAACCACAGCCATGCCATCGGACAGCAGTGTGCGGGAGATTGGCCTGGCTGCCGGGAACGCCTTGACCGGCAGGTACACGCCGCGCTCCAGGCGCTTGATGATGCCGTCCTCCAGCATCTTGTCCAGCTTTTCCTTGACGACGTGCGGAGAGAGGCCTGAACGCTCCAGGATGGCTGCTTTCTTGGCAGCGCCGACCGTGGCGGCAAGCTCCTTGATGCAGTCCAGGATGATTTGTGCGGAGTTGTTTTCGGTCATGCTGGTTCCTTTCTGTGCTTGCATCCCGTGCAGCGGTCATCTTTCTGGCCGAGGTCGGACAGGGTGTATTGGCACTCGGCTGCCATGCGAAACTTGACGGGAGTCATCTTGGGTGTGCGGGTCACGCCGTCCATGTACCAGCCGTTTTGTGCTGGCATCATGGTCTTGAATGGCTTTCTGTTGTGGCATCCGTATGTCATTGGGTCATCAGCCTTTCGATGGTTATGGCGAGCGCATCCTGTTCATCCAGCTTGCGCACCAGCCATGCGCGGCGCTGGCCGTGCAGGCCCATGAGCGACCCGCGATGGCAGCTCTCGCACAGGGCGATGCACAGGTACTGGCTGTGTTGCTTGATGTGGTGCGCCTCAGATGGGCCGGGCTGGTCACACACAGAGCATGGAAGCTCTTTGACCCTGGCCAGGTGTGCGCGCTCTTTGGGTGTGAGCTTGTTGTTCATACCCGCCACCCCCCCACTGAAACCAGATTGCCAAAGTCATCAATGACGCAGTGCGCCTCTTGCCCTATTGGCTTGCTCCCGTATCGAGTTACAAGCGTGGTGCGGTAGTTGTAGCCAAATCCACGGGCGCGCTCTACCCAGGTCTTTACCACTGCTGTATTCATGTGCGGCTCCACTTGTCCACCATTGCATAACGCTGGTCGGTGTTGAGGTGTGGCCACAGGTACGCCTGTGCGTGCGGTGTCCAAAGGAACTGGCGCATGGCCTGGTGGAACTCGGTGAAGTCCTTTTCCTCAAGGCTTTCCCAGTCAATCGACCGTGGCAAGGCAACGAGCTGGCCGTCGATGCCGGGCACGAAGTCAACGTGTCCTGCCCCAACCTTCAGCCATTCCAGCAACGGCTTCAGCTCATCGAACCGCTCCTGCATACCCAGCAGTTCGGTGACCGACGCGAAAAAATATCGATGATGGGAAAGGCTGCGCGGGATGGTGTAGGCCATGGACAGCGTGGCACCGACTGGTGCCTCTTTGCACATGAAGCGGAACTTCATGTAGGCCCGATGACCAGCCGGCCCTAGACCCTGAAAGCGCCCATTGCTATCTTTTTGAATAACAAACTTAGGCACCCTTCATGCTCCTGTACTTCCAGGCGACCATGGCCGCATCGCGCATGTGCTCGTTCGATGTGCCCGTCCAGCCGGTGATGCGCTTGAACTCTTCCGCGTCAACCTTGCCGCCCTTTTCCTTCGGGCTGATGCCGTGGCAGGGTATTTGCAGCGCCTCGCAAATTGACACGAGGTAGGTACACCAGGCATCCACCTGGCCGACCTTGCGGGCGATGTTGCAAGCCACCGCGCGGTTGCCGACTGCGCTCCATACGTTCGACTGCAAGCGGCTGTCCTCGAACACCACGCGGTCTGGCTGGAACTGCTTGATGACCCCGTGCATGTTCCACGGGTGCCCGACCAATAGCACCTTCAGCTTGCCGCCCTCGTAGACGGCCATGCCGGTGTTTGCGCCTGGGTCAATGCCGAGTACAACGCTCATGACTCATCGCCCCCTACCAGCCTCGACAAGAAAACTGGGCCGTTCTGCACATGCGCTCCGAGGATGTTGAACTCGTAAAACTCCCGCGCGCCGTCCTCGCCCATTTCCAGGGCCAGCACGGCAATGACGGCATCCTCGTCGTACACAACCAGGTCCACACCGGCCACACATGCGGTGCCAAGTACGGCCCCGTCGAATTTGTCATCAAGCATCACTGCATCGGGCGCAAATTCGGCAATCTGTTCGCGTTTTTCACTCACTCCAAGGCTCCTTCATCAAATCCAAAAACGTCGCGCCATCCACGGCACTCGTGTAACGATTCCAAATTTCCCCGCCGACTTCGCATCGGACCCCGGACCCAATCCCAGCAGCTACGCACGTTTTGCATGTCTGGGTGTGCCCGAGGTATTCGGCATGCACCGAACGCCAGCCAGTCGCCCGACGAGCGGCCTCGCTGGGCCTTTTGACTTCCTGGGGTCGGTTGCTCGGCGGGTTCCACCACTCACCGGCCTCGTTTTGGGCTGGTTTGAAGCCTGCCGACTTGATGCGCTGGCCGACCAGGGCGCGAAGGCCAACCCATGCGCCGCTGAACCCGCCCTCCATGGCAATGACTTGCTCCCTGGCGTATGCCCACCATCCCGGCCTCTGAGCCAGACTGGCGTAGTGGTCGGCCACCTCTGCCATGACCTCATCCCACGGACGGCGCTGTGTCGTCATGCAGCACACCCCACGAGGTCACCAGTCACCCAAAGCGCCCAAGTAATCGCGCTTTCCGGGATGGGCAGGCCAGCCCTGACGGCATCCAGCAGCCTCATGGCCTCCAGCTCTTCGCCGTTGAGGTGGTCACGCAGCACGGGGCACCCTCCTGGCCGAGATTTCGCGGTCCAGCCTGCAAAGCGCCTGGGCCTCGTCGCCACCGGCACAGGCGATGGCGTTTGCGATGGCCTGCTTGAGTCCCGCAAGGCCGCTCTGCACCTCGACATACCCGGTGGTGGCATCCATCCGGGCCTTGAGCGCCGATGTGGCGGCATCACGGGCGCGGCGGCTGTACTGGCTGCGCAGCTCGCTCGACATGCCAACGCTGGCCTGCTGGCGCGAAGCGGTTGGACGAGGGGCACAGGCTCGGCACAGGTCCAGGAACTCGGGCAGGCTGGGCGGATAGCTCTTGTGGACCTCTTTGCACCGCGAGGCGGCAGCCATGATGGTGTCGGCATCGAACCTGGCCAGCTCGAAGGACCACACCATCCGGGCCGACTTGATGCCCTTGTCCTTGCCCTCGCCGTCCAGCTCCCCGGTGGCGAACTTGGACAAAAACAGGTTTCCGTACCAGCCGTGAAAGAGCATGAACATCCGCTTGACGGTCGTTGACGTGCCGTTGTCGGCTGCTGCCTGGGTGTTGGCGTTCTGCACTGCCGCCAGGGCGGAGCGGGCGGTTGCGTCAGACATGGGGGGCATCCTCGAAAAGTGCCGCAGCAGCACCGGCAAAGCGGTTTGTGTTGGCGGGGCGCTGGCGTTCGCTGTCCTTCAGCCAGGATGCCTCAAGCCCCTGTGACCCCCTGGCGCACCAGATTTCCAGGAATCGGTTGAGCGACAGGTTTGCCTTCTGTGCCTCGCCAATGGCCGACTTCAGCACCGTCTCGGTCACCGGGGCGTTCTTGGCCTTGCGCAGTGCCAGCCAGTCGGTCCAGGTTTGCTCGGCAACGTCCTCCGGTCGGGTGACTGGGGTGGTTCGCTTGGGCTTGTCGGTTTTTTCTTTTTTCTCTTTTTCTTTTTCTTCTTTATGGTTAATGGTTATTGGTTCTTGGTTAGGTGGCGGTTCGTTGTCACCTGGTGACGAGTCGTTAACGTTTCGTGTACGTTCCGTGGACGATTCCTTGCGCTTTGCCTCACGTTCCTTGGCTATTCGGGCATTGGTCGTGGACTTGGTGTGGTACTCGCCAACTTCCTCTTGAATGCGCTTCTGAACGTAAACACCCGCCTCAAGCGTGAAGAATTTGCGCAGAACGAACTTGACCGCTTCGATTTCGGCCTCTGTGCTGGCCCACGTCCAGTCGATTGCTTCATCAAGCGTGGGGAAGCGTTCACGGTCGTAGCACGCATCTGTCAAAAGCGTGTACGCTCCGTGCTGAAGCATGGTCAAACGTCCAGCTTTCTTGGCGTAGTCGCCCAGGTTCCGTTTGTAGTAGTGCATGGTCAGACGCTCACCGGAAGTTGGTAGACGGCCATCCAGACAGATGAGTGATAGCTGTTCACTCCGGCTGGGTAGTTCTCGTCCTGGACCTTGTGAATCTCAATGCCGCGCACCTCAGAAGCCTTCTTCAGCAGGTGCCATGAGTAGTTGCCGCCGTGGATGGCTTGCATCTTTTTGATGGTTGCCCACTCGATTGAGCGGTCCAACTCAATCTCAAGGCGCTTGCGTGCGCGAACCTCTTTGGCAGCCGTCGCCATGGCCGTGGCCTCGCGCCTGGACCCAATGAGTGCTTTGGTGCGGATGGCCTCGTCGCGCTCCGCTTCGGCCTTCAGCTTGGCCTCTTCTGATTCGATGGCCAGCTTCAGGATTTCGAGCTTGCTCAACTCGTTGGGCAGAGCTGGCGAGGCCACTTTCGCCTCCAGCTCGTGCCACCGCTTGATGACGCGCCTCCGTGCCGAAACGCTGTACCCAGTCAGCAGGCAGTCGGTCAATTCACGGTCGAGGTGAAAGCAGGAGGTGTACCCGCGAGCATCTTTTTCCTCGCGGTATTGATGGCTCAAATCTGAGCCATCTTTTTCCAGCTCGTCCAGCATGGCGCGAATGTCGCGGATGACGTTCTTGTGGTCCTTCCCAGTCAATTCCGCAATCTCGCGGCTGGACATGGTTTGCGTCATGCCAAGGGTGCCGGTTTGGCTGACACCCTTTTTCGTGGGTGCCTGGTGTTGTGCTGGCGTTGGTATCTGGAGGCTGTTGAATAGCCCCAACAGCGTTGGCTGCTGTTGACCTTTGTTGTCATGTGTCATAATTGACCCGCCTTTCATGTGGATTGATGTGCTGTCTGGTGCATTGGTTTGCTTGAGGCGTTTGTGTCTGGCCCCTCTGAGCAGTTGTCGCTGCGTTGATGAGGGGCTTTTTTTTGGCCTACTGGCCACTTACGCGGGTGGCTCCGTCGTGCTCCGACAGGTATGGATTGCCGCGCATGGTTCGCTGAAGGACACTGAACTCATGCATCACCTTCCTGACCTCCGCGTCCAGCACCTGCAAGACGTATGTGTTGCGGTCCATGCCCTTGGACAGCGCAATGCAATCCAATGCATTGGCCAGCTCGGTTGGCGCGAGGCCGCGCAGCTCGGTTTTGTCAGCGGCCATGGCTGCGCCTCCTGGATGTGGTCGTCGTTGGCATCACGCTTCCTCAACAGTCGTCACGACTGTCTTCGTCTTTGGGATGCCCTTTGCGGCAAGCCTGACGATTGCCCCAACAACCCTGTCCGAAATTGCTTCGGGCAGTTCGTCGGGCCACTTGTAGATGCACTGGACCGTCACCCCAAGGTTCTTTGCTGCACGCATTGGCGTGCCACCAAGTAAATCAATGGCTTCTTGCTTTTTCATCGCCCGCATTGTAACCATGTATTCGTTTTGCTTGAAAACAAATATACAAGTGCTGGGGTAAAACGTGCAAATGCTGTATGGAGAGAGATTACAGGCGGCGATGGATTGGCGTGGGCATATAACAGGTCAGGTCATCACGCGCGCGATGGTTGCCAAGGTTGCCGATTGCTCTGTTCAGAACGTCGGCATCATCATCAACAACAGCAAAGGCCGTGACCAGAAGTTTGGCGCGAAGGCGCACGCAGCCGTGGCCGGGTTCCTGAAGGTCAATCCAGACTGGCTGTTGAATGGGGTTGGTGAAATGACATTGCCCTCACCGAGCAACGTTCCGACCGAGCTGACTCGTGCCGCCATCGAAATGGCGGCGCTTTACGACATGATTCCCGCATCCGACAGGATTGCTCGCGCCCAGGCCTTCAACCTGGCCACGACCGCCATCATGTCAGTGCTGCAAGGCGCTCGCGCCACTCAGCATGCAGACGCTCATCTGGAAAAACCAAAGCCCTGACACCCAGCTCGCCATGCGCTCTGGCGAGACTGTTCATGGCATTTTCACTCATGCCACCCGGCTCTATCAGCACAAGAAATTCCGCATCCTGTAAATCACAGTGATGACTGCTTTTTTTCATGCCCCCCATGATAAGGCATGACCGCTGGCGGTCGTTTTTTTTGGCCAAGTTTTAAACTTTATATTCTTTTTGCGTTGTGCTGCATTGAAAACAAAGTTACAATGTGGACCAGGCAAGCGAGTAGGCGAAATCGCCGGTTGTGCGGCTCAAAAGTCCATGGCTTGAGAGCAATCAGCCGCCAGCTTGTCTGCCTACGACACACAAACCAAAGGGCACAAATGCAAGAGAAGTATCAAACGCCCCCCACGCCGAAGGGGTTTATCGAGCACACCCACGAGTGCGACGTGGGCACGCTCATCGCATGGCTTGAGCACACACCTTACGAGCCGGACAGCGATGCCTGTCCTGGCACGCCAGAAAGCATGGACCTGCACACGGTCTGGTTGTTGGATTTGGATGTGACAGAGCGGATTGAAGAGTCCGTGAAAGACACCATTGAGCGCGAGGCGCTTGAAGCCCTCAAGGATGCGCGAGAGGTGGCCAAGTGTGACGCTGCCGAGGCAAGGCAGTCTCTCTGCGAGGTGTACTGATGCGCGGCGCAATCACCATTTTTGTTGTCGCCCTGGCGTGGGGCTACGTCATGGATGACGACCACCACGCCGAGCAGGCAATGGATGCCGAGCGCCGCGAGTGGGCGCAGTCGGTCAAGTTCTGCCATCGGGTGTTCGGGTTGCAAACGCAGCCCGAGTACGACAGCCATGACCAACTGGTGTGCGTCGGCAGGCTTGGACAGAAACACCCCGTTTTGGCCTCCAAATGATTGACCCCAAAGACATGCCCGGACCAACCACGAAAGAGCTGGTTGTGTCCACGTTGTCGGTGGCCGGGTTTCTGGCTGCCGTTGTTGTTGTTTCTTTCCTGGCTGGTTTTCTGGTCGGGAGCAAATAGGAGAGAACTGTGGAATTGATGGATATTGAAGAGGTGCAGACCGCACCGAAAACTGAACTGGTTCCGGTGGCCGAGCGTGCCGCCCTGGCGCTGAAAAGCGACAACGCCGAGAAGCACCTGAAGGAGCTTGCCAGCAAGCACGCCAGCATTACGGTGGTCAAGGACAAGGCGGGCCGCGAGCAGGCTCATGGTGCGGCGATGGAGCTGATGCGTGCCCGTACCGCCGTTGAAAAGGCATCGAAAGAGGCTCGTGATGATGCCACCAAGTTCTCCAGGGCGGTGATTGCCGAGGCTGCGAGACTGGTGGCAATCGTTGAGCCGGAGGAAAACCGCCTGAAAGCTGCCCGCGATGCATGGGACCAGGAGCAGGCGCGACTCAAGGCCGAGGCCGAAGCCGCCGAGCGTGCCCGCGTGCTGGCCATCACCGAGCGCATTGCAGCTATCAAGAACTTCGTGATGCTGGCCAACAACTGCCGCACGGCAGAGCGCGTGGCCGAGTTGCAGGCCAAGTTGGGCGCGATTCAGGTTGACGACTCATTTGCTGAGTTCGTTGACGAGGCCATGTTCGCCCATGCCCATGCCGTGTCCCACCTGACCAGGGTTCACGGTGAAAAGCTGGATGAAGAGGCCCGCGCCGCCGCCGAGAAGGCCGAGCGGGAGCGCATCAAGGCAGAGCAGGCTGCCGAAGCTGCCCGACTGAAGGCCGAGCGCGAAGAGATTGAGCGTCAGCGTGCGGAGGCGCAAAAGGCCGCAGATGACGCGCGCGCAAAGCTGGAAGAAGAGCGCGCCGAGCTGGCCCGCCTGCGAGCCGAGGTTGAGGCGAAGAGCAAGCCAATCGAGCAGGCCGAGCCAATGGTGACAGTGGCCGCACAAATGGCTGACATGGTGGCTGGAATTGGTGGCTCCGATGAGGCATTCGATAGCCAATCTTCCCCTCCCACCGAGCCAGCTCCGGTGGTAGCAGCTCCGGTGGTAGCGGCGGCAGCTCCGGTGGTAACGCAGCCAGCCGCACCAGTCGCCAGTGCGCTTGTGCTGGCTGTGGCCGAGTTCTTCTGCACCGACAACAAGACCGCCGCCCGCTGGATTACCGAGCGGGCATCCGAAATCGCAACCCTGAGAGGCTGAAATGAACGCCATTGTCAAAGCAGAGGGCCGCGCACTGTCGGCCATGACAGAGCCAGAGCTGATTGATGTGTTGCAGTCAAGCCTGTACCCAGGCGCGAACCCTTCATCAATCAAGATGGTGATGGGGTACTGCCGCGCCGCTGGCCTGGACCCCATGCAAAAGCCCGTCCACATCGTCCCCATGTGGGACAAAAACACCAAGAGCATGCGCGACGTAATCATGCCCGGTGTGAATTTGTACCGCACACAGGCCATGCGCAGCGGGGAATGCGCAGGCGTGTCAGAGCCTGAGTTCGGACCCGATGTGACCGCAGAGCTGGCAGGTGTTGATGTGACATTTCCCCAGTGGTGCCGTGTCACTGTCAAGCGCCGACTGCCCACGGGTGAAATGGTTGACTTCACCGCCCGCGAGTTCTGGCTGGAGAACTACGCCACCGCTGGCAGGGATTCAGCCGCCCCCAACGCGATGTGGAAGAAGCGCCCATACGGCCAGATAGCCAAGTGCGCGGAGGCCCAGGCGCTGCGCAAGGCATTCCCCGAGATTGCAGCGCAGCCCACCGCCGAGGAAATGGAAGGCAAGTCGATGCATGTGCAGGATTCACCTGGCATCGTTGACAGCGGCGCATGGACAGACGAGCTTCTGGCCCAGGCCGAGGAAGCGTCATCGTGTGGCTCTCGCGCCTACGCTACGTTCTGGAAAGGGCTTGCGGCCAGTGTGCGCAACGAGCTGGTGAAAACAGCAGAGCATGCCGGATTCAAGGAGGGAGCCATCAGGGCTGATGAGTCCCGCACCGTGGATGTTTCACCGGCCACCAAACAACCAGCCACAAAGTCCTTTGACGAGGTGATGGCCATGATTTGCCAGGCCAAGAACGAGGACGAGCTGGGTGTTGCGGGTGACTGGATTAATGCCATCCCCGACAAAGCAGAGGTGAACATCCTCAACGACAAGTACGACGAGTGCTTGGCCACCATGCGGGGTGCCCAATGAAGGTCGTCAATTGTGAGCAGGGTAGCGCCGAATGGCACGAGGCGCGTGCCGGTGTCATCACCGCAAGCATGTTCAAGGTGGCCCGCCAGCGTGTTGGTGGGCTGACTGAGCAGCAGCAACTGTATGTCGATGCCATCAAGCGCGGAGACACCGAGGCTGCGGCTGCCGAGGCTGCTGGCTACAAGACGAAGCCGCGCAGGACTGAAACGGTCGAGCGAGCCATTGCCGGGTTGCCCATTGGCGACTTCAGCGAGGCCGCGAAGAACTACGCATTCCGGCTGGCGATTGAGGCCCGAGACAAAAAGCCCCTGGATGCTGGCTTTGAAACATGGGCCATGAAGCGCGGACATGAGCTTGAGCCGATGGCGCGGGCTGCGCACGAGGCTCATGCCGGGGTCATCGTTGATACGGCTGGCTTCGTGCTGTCTGACTGCGGGACGTTTGGCGCATCCGCTGACGGCTTCATCCGTCAGGAAATTGGCTGCGAATACAAGTGCCTTGTCGCCCCAGATGGCATCCGAAACATTGTCATCAAAAACGACCTGTCCGAGTTCATGGACCAGATTCAGGGTGGCATGTGGCTGACCGGCCTGAACCAGTGGCACTTCTGCTTGTACTGCCCACCCCTGGCGTGCTACGGGCTGGAACTCATCCTGCACGTTGTTGACCGGGATGACGCATACATCGAGGCAATGGAGCAGGACTTGATTGCCTTCCACCGCCTCGTGGAATCAGAGAAGCGGGCATTGAGCGCCGCTGCCAGCAACGCAACACAAGGGACTTGACGTGATTAAGAACGCCAGCATTTTCAGAGTGACCAAGCCAGTCACCATCACGCACGACAACCTTGAGCCAATGGCTTTCACCCCGACCGGCAAGACCCAGCAGAAATCATTGGGCTGGGTGCCACATGGCGATGATTACGGTTGGCTGGTGCGCGTCAATAGCGGTGCCCAGGTCATGCGCCTGCGGGTGGAAACCCGCACCGTGCCAGCCGCGACGATTGCCAAGGGGGTGGATGCGCTGTGCGAAGCCATTGAGGCCGAGACGGGCCGCAAGCCAGGCAGGAAAGAGCGGCGCGACCTCAAGGAAGAGGTGCTTTTGAGTCTGCTGCCCCATGCCTTCCCGAAGCAGAAAGACGTGCTGGCCATTTTGGACGGCGAGTGGCTGATTCTGGACACCACCAGTGCGGGCCTGGTTGACGATGCCATCACGGCACTGGTCAAGTGCGCGGACGGGTTTGTGGCCGAGCGGCTGAACACCGCCACCTCGCCAGCCGTGGCCATGTCCACATGGCTGACAGATGAGGCACCGGAAGGGTTCGGCATTGGCCGAGCGTGCGAGCTGCGTGCATGCGATGAGTCAAGCGCAAAGGTCCGGTACACCAACCACCCACTGCTGACCGACGAGGTGCAGGCCCACTTGGCACAAGGCAAGCAGCCGACCAGCCTCGCGCTGGAGTTTGACGACCGCGTGCAGTTCACCCTGACCGACGCGCTCCAGCTCAAAAAAATCGACTTTGACGACAAGGTGATGGTGCTGGCGCGTCAGCACGACATCAACCCCGGCGACTTCGACGGCTCGCTTGCGATTGCCATTGGCGAGTTCCGCCCGCTGATTGCCGAGCTGGTGCTCGCCTTGGGCGGCATCCCACAACCAACCCAGCCTGAGTAAAGGACACACATCATGGCATCCGTCAACAAGGTAATTCTCATCGGCAACTGTGGCCGTGACCCCGAAATCCGCTACATGGCAAACGGCATGGCTGTGGCCAACATCAGCATTGCCACCACCAGCCGCCGCAAGGACCGCGAAAGCGGGGAAACCATCGAAGATACCCAGTGGCACCGCGTCACCTTCTACGAGCGGCTGGCTGAAATCGTTGGCGAGTACGTCAAGAAAGGCTCGCCTGTCTACGTTGAAGGCCGGTTGAAGTACGGCAAGTACACCGACCAGTCCGGTGTCGAAAAGAACACCGTTGACATCATCGCCACCGAGCTGCAACTGCTGGGTGGGCGCGATGACCGCCAGCAGGACCGCCCACCAGCAAGGACCAGCCAGGAACGCCCGCAGCGCCAGGAACGCCCGCAGCGGGAAGAGCGCCCACAGCGGGAAGAGCGCCCGCAGCGCCAGGAGCGCCAGTCAGCCCCGCCCAGGTCATCCAGTGGCTTCGATGACATGGACGACGACATTCCCTTTTGATAGCTAGAAACGCTTTTGTATAAAGCGTGCGGTGCAATTTTTTTACCAAATCTCAATGACCATTGAACACATGGACAGCCATGCCAACCGCGTGTTGGCATTGCTCAAGCGCCAACCGAACATGACCGTTGGCGAGATTGCTGCATCACTGAGCGGCATCGTGCAGCACGAGGCCCGCAAAGCACTGGCGCGGTTGCGCGAGGCTGGGCTGGTCGAGCGCAAGGGCGGTGCGCCAAATATCTGGTTCCCGGTGGTGGAGGTGCAGGCAAAAGATGCCGCGCCACCAAAGAGCCTGATGGGGTCCACAGACTACAAGCCCAAGTACACCGCGCCCGCCAGGGCGGATGCATTCGACCACTTGCAGATTGGCAGCCGACGCGGTGATGTGGTCGTGCCTTATGCGCCACCAATGGGCATGGAGGGTGTGCCAATAAAGGTGGCGCAGCATCCAGTGAAACCACAAAAAGTCAGCCCAATTGGCGGCTCGTCTTTTTGCAAGCGCACAGCGACACCGGCAATGGTGGTGACTCGCAAATGAGAAAGACGAGCGCATACGCCAGGAAGCAGCGGCGTGCGGCAGATGGCGGCACCTACAACGGCGCGGAATGGCTGAACACCATTCAGCGTGCCAGGTCGTACACGGATGAGCCAATACCCGGCTCTTTTTTGGAGTGCGGCGGCAGCACGCTTCGTGCCGCCAACAACTCGTTGCTCAAGGTGCATGAGTCGCTGGATTCGATGCTGCGCGGCGGCATCCCAACTGGCGACACGCGGCACCTGGACATGCTGGACCATGCCGTTGGTGTGGCGTGGCTGCGCATGCTTGAGATTGCGGGTGAAGACCCCGCCAAAAACCCTGCGCTGCCGCCCCTCAAAGCCGCACATGACGCTTTGCACCGCGTCAATGCTCGGCACGCCAAGACTGGTGTGTGGGCGTTCGATGGCCAGGGCGCATGGAGCGTGCGAGAGGCAATCGGCATTTACGAAGAGGTGTTGCTGGCCAGCAGCCCAGCTCAGATGGCTGATGCAGCAAGCAAGCGTGAGCAAATTTTGCTCGAAAAGATGAAGGAAAAAAGATGAATCTTGCTCACTTGAAGCCAGGCGACAAACTGGCAATCAGGAACCGTGGGAACTCTTGGCGTTGCATTCCAAAAGTCGAACACACGATGCTGACCGTCACCAGGACCACGGCAACGCAGGTTGTGACCAAGGACGAACGCGGCCACTACGAGGTCCGATTCCGCATCGAAGATGGAAAGCAGGTTGGGACGAGCTACACCTATGCGGTCGAGGTCACGCCCGAGCTGTTGGCCGAACACACCAAACAGACCGAAGAGCTGGCGCGATGGCGTGCTGCCGAAAAGGCCACGGACGACCTGATTGGTAGCCCGATGCACGAACTCAAGCTGACCACCGACCAGCTTGAGCGCCTTGCCGCCGCGTGGGTCGAGGTGAAGGCGATGGTGCCGCCCGAATCCGGCCCGAGCTGGTCATAAAGGAGAATCCATGAGAAAAATCACCACATCTGAGGCTGTCCTGGCTGTCAGGGCGCGTAGGACTGCACACCCAGCCAGTGCAATGGCAAGCGACATGGGGGTGTCAGCAAGGGCTGTTGCCACGGCGCTGCGTCCAGCCGTCAGGGATGGCCGCGTCTCCATCCGCTTTATTCGCGGCATTGGGCATTACCGCTTTCACAGGCTGACGGCGAAAGGCGGTGCAGCATGAGCAACAAACCAAACGGCGGGCCGGCGTTCCCGGCAACGGCAGAGCACGGACTGAACAGCGGCGAGCCGGGTATGACCCTGCGCGAATACTACGCAGGCAAAGCCTTGCAGGGGTTCTGCGCGAACCCGAACTGCGACCCGACAACGCAGGAGCACTTCGACAACTTGGCCAAGGATGCCAGGTGCGCCGCTGACACGCTTTTGAAGGAGCTTGCGAAATGATGACCGGCGAAGAAAAGGGAATCTACGGCTTGATTGCCGTGGTCTGCGGCTCGTGCTTTGCTGTCGGCATCGCAGTCGGCTGGCTTTTCTGGGGGTGACGGATGACAAAAATTGACGAACTGATGGCGCTTGCCTATACATACCGAGTATTGAGCAACGGAACGCATGCGCAAGTAGAAGATGCCCGTGCCGCACTGAAGCAAGCCCTTGAGGCTGCGCTGAAGCCGGGTGAGCTGGTGGACTTTGATACCGCTTTTGATACCGTCAACTGGGACGAGTGGCGGCATCGACCTGTGCGTGAACTGGTGCGTGAACTGCACAGGGTGACCACACCCCCAGCACAAACACCTGTGGAGCCGGAGCAGTCTGAGCCAGCTTGCTACCAGTACCAAGACCGAGACGGGCAGTGGTGCAACTTCATCAACGACAAACACTACGAGGACACGAAGCTAGACGGTAACTGGCCCATTCGTGCGCTTTACGCAGCCCCACCACGCCGGGAGCCACTGACCTATTCAGAGCAGCTTAAACACTGGCAGAACTTTACAGCAACCGATGTGGAGTGGGACGAATATCGAGCCCTGTACAAGCACTTTGCAGAGATTCACGGCATCACAGGAGAAAAGACATGACAGCCACTCTATACAGATGGGAGCAAGACGGCGCGGGTGGAGAACACGGCACGGCTACGTACTTTCCCGACACCCCACACGAGGTGACGGTCACTCTGCCCAATTTCAAAGAGTCGCACGAACTGAGCAAAGCCATCGTGAGCAAGCTCGTAGAGACCAGATGGGATGCTCGTGCCGGGTTGCTTGCAGAGATTGGAAGGATCAAACCATGATCGACAGAGAACTACTTGAACTGGCTGCGAGGGCTGCTGGGATTAAACATGCCGGTGAAGTCTACGCACTCGGACTGAAGTTGATGGAAGGGCCGCACAACTACTGGAACCCACTCACCGACGACGGTGATGCGCTGCGGCTGGCGGTGAAACTTGGGATGGACATCTTGTTTACGGCAGAGGACGTGGAAGTTATCGCAACACAACACGCACGGCCAGCAGATCAAGAGATGCTGTCCCCGTGGGCATGCGAAAGCTGGACGATGAAACAGCAAGACCCCTACGCAGCAACCCGCCGAGCCATCGTCCGTGCAGCGGCTGAAATTGGAAAGGGTTTGACATGACTGGGCCAGCAACATGGATGGTCGGCGTGACTTTTGCCGAAGGCGTGGAAAGTGTGGCGCTTTGCATTGGTGGCCCGTCTTATATCTACGTTTCACCAAACACGGCAAGGCAGATTGCAAGACAGATTCTGCTGTGCGCAGACGATGTGGAGCAGAGCAATAAGCCGCAACACAAAGCGGAGGTGAAATCATGATCGACATTGACAAGATTGAAGCGGCTGCGAATGCTGCAAACCGTGACGACAACACGATGGATGACCTTTGGGAACACTGGCGTCAAAACGGCCCCGCCACCGTGCTGGAAATGGTCAGCATGATCCGGGAGCGTGACGCTGTGCTGCCACCACCGTTCCGCAAGCAAGGCCAGCAGATGACCTACGACGGCTACGACAAAGCGCCCTGTGATTTGTACGCAAAGGAGCAAATGCAGGAGGCCGTTGACCAGATCACGCAGATTCAGGAGCAGAACACCTACCTAGACAAGGTAGCATCAAACCTGCAAGACTTGTGCGACAAGCAAGCCAAGATGCTGGCTGACAGGGATGCTGTGCTGCGGCAGGCGTTGGAGGCATTCAAGGACCAAACGGATTTAGACATCATTTCAGAAAAGGCCGTCGCGGCAATCAAGGGAGTGCTGGCTCAGTAAGTTTCGGCGGTGGGCAGCAGGGCGGTCGCACTGCGTTGGGCGGAGTAACCAAGTAGGTGGCCCCGTCAGCAGGACCAAACATCCCAGCGATTGCGTTTCCCCTGGGCGGGCCGCTTACCCGTCACGCTCACCGCCACCCCCAGAAACGACAAAGCCGGGATGAACCCGGCTTTTTTTCTGCACGCTTTGGCCTACTTGACGGCCCCAGCCGCAATGACGGCCAGGGCGTGCGCCGCCTTCGCCCGCTGCACCGCGCCGTGTGCCACCCGGTAGAGCATGCCCGTGGCCTTGGCCGCGTCCGACACGCTGGCCCCTTCCACCAGCACGAGGCGGCAGGTTTCGCGGGCTGGGCCTTCCTTCATGCGGCTCAACTTGGCGAGGGCGGTGAACTGGTCGTTGGTCATCAGATTGCTTTCAGGTGTTTGCGCAGCTCGGCGGCAAATTCTGCATCATTCAGCTCGTCGGCCAGCCACTGCTTGCAGATTGCTGGCAGCTCGGGCAGCGTCAGGCGGTGCGCGGCCTCGGCCATTGCGTCCTGAATGATGCCGATTCGCTGTTGGCACTCTTCCGCGTCGGTCCACACATCGGCCCCCACCGCGTCGGTCAATAGGTTGGCGAGGTCTTGATTGCTGATGCCGTCAGGCCCGGCGACATGCTTGAACTCGGCCATGCGGCCAGAATGCCCGCAGTTGCTGCACACGACGGCGGACAGGTCGGTAAATTCCCTGTCCCGGCCCGCGTCATCGGTTTCAAACTCGCCCGTAGACTGGTCGAAAGTGAAGTCAACAACGGTGTGCACCTGGACTTCGAGCTTGCATGCGCCGCAGTTGGGGCAGCTATATGTGATGGTCATTTGAAGAACTCCGTCAGGATTTTTGCCAGAACAAACCGGGGTTCGGTGTCGTTCGCGCCGTGTTGGGAATAGCCAGCCAGCACGCGGTCGCAGTTTATTTCCGCCTGCCGTGAGTCGGTAGCCTGCATGATGTTGCGTGCGATGAGCGTGTTCAGCTTTTCCAGCAGGCTTTGCGCCTCTGAGAGCACTGCCCAGCGTGCAGTACGGTCAGCCTCGGTCATCTGAGTACCGAACTGCACCATGACGTTTTCGAGGGACGCGCATGTGTTGTTGAGGGCTTCGGTCAGCTCATTGATGGTGACGTTTTTCATGCTGCCACCCCAATAGACAGCCCGGCCAATTTGTATTTGTCGATTGCGCTCTCGCTCTGTGCCAAAAGCGTTTTGGCTGTGAACGAGTCAACTGGTGTTCCATCTACCCACTTCGGAGACTCCTTGGATAGCCATTGCACGCGCTCTATATGGTTCTTGAGGTCGGCCAACTCACGATTTCTTTGGAGTGTTTGCGCCGCATTCATGCTGCCACCTCTTTGCAATACTTGGCCCTGGCCTCGGACATGAAGCCCTCCAGATTGCCCAGGGCGCGTTTGTGCTGGCTTGTCACCGCCGCTTCGGTCACCCGGACGCGCTCGGTGTCGAGGGTGCGGGACAGGTCTTGAAACATGGTCAACGAGCGAAATGACCCCTTGATGGTCTGGACGCTGGCGTTGGTGGACAGCAGGCCATTGCTGCGCTTCGTGGTGTTCACCACCACCACCTTGCCCTCGCCCAGTTCGGGCGCTTGAATTTCTGTCTCGGCCTGCCAGCCGTGGTAGCCTCTGATGATTCGCGTTTGTGTGGTCGTCATTGTTTTTACTCCTGTGATGCGGGATTGCATCCAGCAGCCCTCCCGCTGGAAGGGCTGCAAGCTGGAATCACTGCCAGTTGGCGTCAATCCAGTCGCCGTGTTCCTGCATTGCTTTGTCCCATGCTGGCATGCCGCACGAGCAATCGGCCACCGCGTCATAGCCGTCATTGCCCAGCACGACGAACACGGTCTGGCGCTTCTCTTCGTCGGGGTGCTTGAAATAGATGTGGCTCTCTTCAACGCTATCGACCACCTCCCATGCCGCCTCGGGGGTTGTGACTTTGTGCCGCTCTTCCCCGTCGTGGACGGAATGCAGGACGTAGCCGTGCTTCGCGGCAATCTCAATTAGCTTGAGGATGACGCGCTTTTCAATTGCGCTGCGTTGCTGTACGTTCATTTTTGGCTCCATGTGCGGTCGTTGAGGATTGAGAAGCGCCACCCGCCCAGCTCTTCAAACAGCTCGTTGGCCTTGTGCATGGCGAGTTCTTTGGTGCGGTAGTCGCCCACGCACTCGGCCAGACGGTCGCCGTTCTCGTCGGGCTTGCGGGTGTAGACGCTCCAGAAGTGGGCAATTTCATCGGGCGCACCGGCTTCGATGCCCTCTCCGAACCGAATGCACCCGGCCACCTCCACGATGCTCTTCAGGCTTTGGTCAAGCCCCGCATTGACCAGCTCTTTCACCCATTCGCGCACAGTGCTGTGCTCTGGCATGTCGTCGTGTTCGTTGGTGTAGCGCCCGACCCGCACGCCCAGGACTTCGCTAACCTCGTAGTCCCACACGCCACCCCAGCCCACGTCGGACAGGTTCTCGTGCCATGCCTCTTCCACGATGTCGGCGTACTCCGTCACCCGGTCGAGAACGTCAAGCTGGCCGCCGTGGTGGGCAACCTTGACCCAGCCGGGGCTTGTCATGGTCGCTTGGGTCAGGAAGCCTTTGACCACAAAGGCAACAGTCAATGATGATGCAGTCATGGTGTGCCCCTCAGTAGTTGCGTGAGCCAGTCACGCGAATGGAAAAGATGCCGGGCTTGACTTTGCGCACACGAGCCGTGCGGGAAATGCAGCCGCAGCAGTCGTGCTCGTGGGTGCAGCCGTGGTAGTTGAAGGTGTCGCGCAGGGCTTGAGCCTGTTGCTTCTGGTCGGCGGTCTTGGAGCCGATGGCGCGATAGGCCATCGTCCCTGCATCGGTGTAGTCCTTGCCCTCTCGGGTCATGCGCCCCTCCAGCAGCTTGAAGGTGAACGTTTTGCCCCATTTGTCAAGGTGTGAGCACTCGTCAACGTAACGGTGTGTCACGCGCAGTTGGGCGGTTATCTTTTGGGCCATCACTTGCCCCCCATCGCGTCGCGGACCGATGACGCTGCGTTTTGCAGGTCGGTGACGCTTGCCAGCACCTGAGTTGCAATCGCAGCAAAGGCATCCAGCTCGCGCTTTCCTGCCTCATCCGATTTCGCCTCATCACGAATCATGTGTACGGCGAGGGCAGCTTGAATTTCAGTAAATTGGTCTTCGAGGTCGCGGTGAATAAGTGACGGCACGCCAGAGGAACCCAAAATCACGGATGCCACCGCGAGGTTTTCATAGAGCGCACCCAGCAGCTCCATTGCATTGCGCATCCGCTTGCCCGAACGTGCCTCGACGCTATCAAACATTTCTTTCATGCGGCCTTGATGGACCTCGCGGCGCATGGCCACACCCTTCATAACTTCAGCGATGTTTTTGTGATTCATGGTTTCAGCTCCAGTTGGCAAATTCGGTGCGCAGGCGCTCGTTGCCCGTGCGGATTTTTTCAATCAGTTCGCGGGCTTCGGCGCGAACGTAGGTCATGCATGTGCGGTGACGCAGTGCAATGCACTCACGCAGGCGGGCGTGCCATTGCTCCACCTTGCCCTCCAGCTCGACGCATTGGTCAAACATGTCGGCGTCTTCCTTGGCTTGTGCCGCAGCCACTCGGGCGTGTTCGTCGGCCATGTGGGCACAGTCGCGGGTGTTGTCGAAGCACTCGGGGTAAATAACCCGCTCGTCGTTGTCCTCGACCACATACCCGGCCAGATACACGCCATCCGGGAAGCCCGGACGGGCCGGGAGGCAGAACACCATGCCCATGATGATGTTGTGCTGGTGGCTGTCGGCGTACCAGCCGTGGAAACGGACACCGCTTGCGGCGCTCGCGGTAAGCTCGTCAAGGTCGCCAAGGTATTCATGGGCGTAGAACACTGGCTTGTCGCCATTCATGCCCAGGTCAACCGCTGGGCAGTGCTTCTTGATGGTGGCAAATGTGGTTTGCATGTTCACACCCCACCAACTGCGCGGATGGATTCAGGGCCGACGAACACATGCACTTGCGTTCCGTTCTTTTGCTGCCCAGACACAAGGGAGCCAGTCCAGCCCATTTTTTTGCACAGGGCGGCAGCCGCGCCGAAATGGCGCTCTTCAATCCCTTGGGCATCGTCGGGCGTGTGGCGGCAGCGGTTCCCATCGCCATCGTTGGCGCTGTAAACGCCGTTGCCGTTGTACTTTGTCGTGATGGCCTTGAATGGGCCTCGATAAAGGGCTTCGTGCATTCCGGTGGCGAAGCACTCCAGCATGTTGGCAGCAGCAAGGCATTCGGCTGGTGTGAAGTCGCCGCCCCCGATGCTTACGGTCTTGCCCGTATGGGCTGCGTGTTTGAGGTTCGCAATCATGTTCAGGCTCCCACCGGTTGCATTACCCGCAGTGCGCGGGGGGTGACGTTGTAGATGGCGGACAGGCGGGCAATGGCGCGCTCGTATGCCTCACCCTGGCTGACTGCCTCGTTCAGCACATCGCCAGCCTCCACCAGTGCAGCGGCCATCGTGCTGATTTGGTCGGCTCGGGTCCATTGGGGAATGGTGCTGCCCAGCTTGTCGCGGCAGCTCTGGCAGTACATGGAGCGGTGGCCCCAGCGGGACACGCCCAGCCATGTAGCGGGCTTTTCGCACTCGTGGCTAAATGCCCCGACTACGTTGTGACAGCGGCGGTCAACCGCGTAAGGGTTCGTTTTCATCTTGTTTTCTCCGGCAAAGTTTGTGTGTCGTTGTCAGTCGATTGGCCGTTTTCAAGGTTGCTGGTCGGGTCACAAAACATCCAAAACACCCGGCGAGGCTTGAGGCTTCCACCTCCAGCTCTGCGCTCATCCCGCTGACACGGGTTGAACATCCAGACAAACCCCCATCAGGGGCTTGCCTTGAGGCTCAAAAGGGAATGTCTGTCCAGCTCGCTGGCGCGCTCACCGCCCGGTTCTTCAGGACTTGCCAAGGCATGAGCTGACGACGAACGGTGTAAGGCTCCCCGGCGTGTTCGCAGTACATGACCGTGTTGATAGGGAGTAGGCGACGGTATTCAGGGTCAACGTACATTTCGCGCTCGTACTCCGTGGCCACCTCGTCAGTTACCTGCCCGGACGCGCCGCAGAAGTAGCAAGTGAATGGGCACCCAGCCTCATCAAACCCGTCGTACCCGTAGCCCCCGCACTTTGGACAATCTTTCATGTGTTGCTCCTGTTGAACATCCAGTGAAGCGCCCATGAGACGCTTCCCTTGAGGCTCACTTCGTCTTGGGCATGACCACGAGGTCATCAATCCGGCCAGCGGCCATGCAAATTTCGACAAATGGGCTTGGGCCAATGGCGGCTTGTGCCCCCATCCAGTAGGCGTAGATAAAGGTCCGCCCCTGTTTTGTCTTGGGTGTCAGCTTGTTGACGGCCAGCAGGTAGCCACACTGGACTTTCAGCTCT